CACAACTGGTGAAAGAGCTTGAGCCTGGTCTCAATGCTTTGTTCGGACTCGAGTATAAAAACTACGAGAACCAACACACCCAAATCTACTCCGTCGAATCTTCTGACCGTGCGTTTGAAGAGGAAGTGATGGAATCGGGCTTTGGCGAAGCTCCTGTGAAGACTGAAGGCGCGGGCGTTTCATACGACCAAGCTCAAGAGGTCTACACTGCTCGCTACACCCACGAGACTATCGCTTTGGCGTTCTCGCTGACAGAAGAAGCTGTTGAAGATAACCTTTACGACCGCTTGTCTGCCCGCTACACCAAGGCTTTGGCCCGTTCAATGGCTCAAACCAAGCAGATCAAGGCTGCGGCTGTGCTCAACGGCGCTTTCACCACCTCCATCGGTGGCGACGGTGTTGTTCTGTGCGCAACCAACCACCCCACCCTGTCCGGCCCCAACCTGGCCAACACCTTGGCCACGCCCGCCGACTTGTCCGAGACCTCCTTGGAACAGTCTCTGATCGACATCGCAGCGTTCACTGATGAGCGCGGCTTGAAGATCGCCGTTCAAGGCTTGAAGTTGATCATCCCTAAAGAGCTGATGTTCACTGCTGACCGTATCATGAAGTCCACGCTGCGCGTTGGTACTGCTGATAACGACATCAATGCCATCCTCAACAAGGGCATGGTGCCTCAGGGCTACGTAGTCAACAACTTCTTGACCGATCCAGATGCGTACTTCATCAAGACTGACGCTCCTAATGGCATGAAGATGTTCGAGCGCGTGTCCATGAAGACTGGTTTTGAAGGCGACTTCGACACCGGCAACGTCCGTTACAAGGCTCGTGAGCGCTATAGCTTTGGCTTCAGTGACCCACGCGGTTTGTTCGGTTCGCCTGGCGCTTAAGCAGCACTAAGAAAAGGCCCTTCGGGGTCTTTTCTTTTTCTGTAAATGGTGTATATTTACTCTATTCCGGGCCTTTCCGGTGTATCTGACAGTCCCGGCTGACGACATGCAGACAGATACGCCCCAACTTGCATGTAAGGAAAAATCATGGCATCAACCACCTTCTCCGGCCCAGTCACGTCCACCAATGGTTTTGTTGGCAATCTTACGGGCAACGTCACAGGTAACGTCACAGGCAATATTGCAGGCTATATGCAGGACCGGCAGCATCACGCATGCTACGACCGCCGCAATCAACGCAACTGCGACAGCCACTGCTGCTGAAGTTGCTACTGGCTACATTACTTCTACATCTGCTGCTGCAACCGCCATTACTTTACCAACCGGCACTTTGCTTGGTGCAGCACTGGGAGCAGCTAAGGGCACAATTTTTGACCTATACATTGACAACACTGGTGGCGCAAGCACAGTGACTATTGTTGTTGCTGTTAACGGTATTTTGTCAACCGGTGCCGCAGATACCCCCGGTTCTTTCGGCGACTTGACCGTTGCTTCGGGCGTTACAGGCTTGGCCCGTTTCACTCTTATGTTCTCTAGCGCCACAGCCTACGTGTTCACACGCACTGCTTAATCAGGAGCCGACATGAGCAACAGCAATATCCAGGCAGTCACAAAGACTGTCGATGCGCATGCAATTGCCGGTCGCACCCGGGTAGCCGGTCTTTATTTTACAAACACGGCAACGGCCGGAACAATTACCCTAAGAAACGGCAGTGTTGTTGGGGCCACAGCATTGCTGACTCTTACCACCGCCGCTGTGGCTGGAGCCACTGACATTCTTTTGCCGGACATGGGGATTCTTTTTGATTCCGGGGTGTTTATTGATGTTTCCGGTGTTGAAGTTACCAGCGTGACGCTATTCTTCTACGGTGGAGCAGCACAATAGTGGCCAAGAAAAGCCCTTCCCTTTCGGTTGGTCGTGGCGAGAAATTGCCCGTCTCCAAGGGGGCGGGCTTGACTGCCAAAGGCCGTGCCAAGTATAACGCGGCCACAGGCAGCAACCTTAAGGCTCCGCAGCCAGAAGGCGGTGCTCGCAAGAAGTCATTCTGTGCCCGTATGTCTGGTATGCCCGGCCCAATGAAAGATGAGAAAGGCAAGCCTACCCGCAAGGCGGCTGCTTTAGCAAGATGGAAATGTTGATGGACATTAACTTAATCTGGTCCGCCGTTTTATCCGCCGCAATCGGCGGGTTGTGGTTTTTCATTCGTGAAAAATTTGACGACCTCAAACGGATAGACATCCTACTAAACAAAACACGCGAGGAGGTAGCACGTGATTACGTTACTCAAGCAGAAGTTCAAAGAATTACTGACCACATTGACCAGCGCTTTAATCGTCTTGAAGCAAAAATTGACCAACTTATTCAGCAAGCAAAGTAAGGAGTAGTAATGGCAACCTCGAAATTAAAAATGGTCAAAAAAGGCGGCAAATCAGTGCCTGCTTTTGCGGCCGATGGCATTGGCAAGATGAAAAAAGGCGGCGCAGTAGGCATGCACAAGATGCCTGGCGGCAAGATGATGAAAGATTCTGACATGAGCGACAAAATGGGTCGCGCTGTTAAACGTAAAACGGCCGACGTTAAAGGCCGTGCAATGAAAAAAGGAGCTTAATATGGCTGGACGTGGAATGGGTGCCGCTACGCGCGGTGGTGGGGCTGTCGAAAGCGGCCCCGCAAACAAGATGATTTCTGCAACAAGCACCTCTACGGGTGTCCCCATGATGGCTAAGGGTGGCATGGCCAACAAAGGCAACGTCAACGAACACAAGCGCATGGCAATGGGCAAGCCCATTGGCAAAATGGGCGGTGGCATGATGACTAAGGGCTATGCTGCAGGCGGTGCTGCTAAAGGCATGATGTCTGGTGGCATGATGTCCAAAGGCTATGCTGCAGGCGGTGCTGCCAAGAAGACGGCTAAACGCGCTAAGTAATGGCATACCTCATCAGCAATGTTCCGTACTTCAAGTGCTGGGTTAGACGTGAGTTTACTCACATGCACCAGAAGTACCATGGCGAGTACTTGCACGCAAATGTTATTGCGGTCAATGTCATGCCGGATCGTTGCTTGAGTTTTCAGATTGTATTTACCGGGTGTGAAAGCCAAGTAGACGGCTCTGAAAACGTACACGGAGGGGCCATGTGGGCACGTATGCCGATCACAGCGCTGGTGGGAGATATTCCACTGGAAGAGTGGCCGGAGCGCATGCCCACACACTTAGTGCAGCCTTGGGACTGCCCTTCGCACCACCACACGGTAGTGAAGTTTGCACGGACCAGCCCTAGCCCTTGGTTGTGCAAGATTGACGGCGAGTTTTATACCGGCAGATATTTGTTCACCGTGGACTACGCGGAGAGCGAAGTAGCCGACTGTCCTGCGCAGCACAAGCAAAGTCATGTTTTGATTTTGACCGACGCAGGCAAGTGGACAGGGAACATTGTGGCGTTGCCAAACAATCGCGTTAGGGTCACAAGCCCTGCGTTTTGGCAAACAGGGGAAGGTGCACCTGACTTTAAACCCAGTCAGTGGACACACTGTGCGGAGCAGGATGACTCGTACATGGATGCACAAGCAACATTTGATAACTTGTACAGCAAATGACTACCTCTAACACAACCACATTTGACCTGTCGATTGATGACTTAATCGAAGAGGCTTTTGAGCGCTGCGGCATGAGGCCGACCGCCGGGTATCAACTCACGTCGGCACGCCGCTCGCTCAACTTACTGTTTCTCGATTGGGCCAATCGGGGATTGAACCTGTGGACCATTGAGCAGGCTACCTTTGCTTTAGTGCAGGGAACCAGCACTATTTCATTGCCAACTGACGTGGTAAATGTGTTGGAGGCTATTATTCGCCAAAACAACCAAGGCATCAATACAGACGTCTACATTGAACGCATTAGCCGTGAAGACTACCTTAACGTGCCTGATAAGACTACGCAGGCCCGACCTGCGCAGTTCTATGTGGAGCGCACCAATACCCCCAAGGTGTACTTCTATCCTGCAGCGGATCAAAACTACACCTTCGTGTATTACCGCATTCGTCGCATCCAAGACGCAGGCGCATACACAAACACTTCTGATGTCAATTTCCGGTTCTTACCGTGCTTGGCGTCGGGCTTGGCGTATTACCTATCCCTCAAGTTTGCTGCTGACCGCGTTGGAGCGCTCAAGGCAATCTACGAGGAAGACTTCCAGCGCGCCGCCCTAGAGGATCGCGATACTGCCAGCGTGCAGTTTGTACCGGACTTGGGAGTATGACATGGCATTTGCAACGGGCATACATTCCTACGGACTGTGCGACTATTGCGGGCAGCGGTACAGGTACAACAACCTGCGCAAAAACTGGCGCGGGTTTATGGTCTGTCCCGACGACTACGAGCCAAAAGAGCCCCAGCTCGAACCCCTTCGCTACAACGGAGACGCTATTGCATTGCGCGATCCGCGTCCCGACCGCATTGAGCCCGTGTCCGTCTTTGTTGGCGCTCCAGGCTTTACCGCTTTCCAAAGCTATGGCAGCGTGCAGGGGGGTACTAACATGCAACCGTATGTCCAGGACCAAGCGCTCATCGCGCAGGGCGTTGTTGGATCAGTGACTGTGAGCATTACATGACATACACCGAGCTTGTCACCAACATTCGAAATTACACCGAGGTGGGCAGTAATGTGTTTACCAGCGCGGTAATAGACACTTTTATCACTATGGCGGAGAACCAGATTCTTCGCGAGATTGACCTGGATGTGTTTAAGCTAGAGGTCAATGGCAACATGACCCAGGGCAACAGGTTTTTGACTGCGCCTACTGACTTGTTAACGCATCGTTACCTGATTTTAACGCCGACCAGTGGCGATCAAGTCTTTTTAGATTTCCGCGACACGTCTTTTATGAAAGAGTACTGGGCTAACGGCACCACGCAAGGCACGCCCAAGTATTACGCTGTTTGGGATCAAAACACGTTTTACATTGCGCCTACGCCAAACCAGAGCTACAGCGTAGAGCTGGGATACATTTATCGTCCAACACAGTTGTCTGCTGCCAATCCTACGACCTGGATCAGCGTAAATGCCCCTGAGTCCCTGCTGTACGGCTGTTTGATCCAGGCCTACAGCTACACCAAAGGGCCCACCGACATGATGCAGTACTTCCGCAACGCGTATAAGGAAGCCATTCAGGGTCTGGGCACTGAGCAGCAAGGTCGTCGCCGTCGTGACGAGTACCGTGACGGTATGCTCCGTGTTCCACTTAAATCGGATTCACCAGGACCATGATTACCCCATCACTTCCCATCAGTGCGGGCAACGTCTTTGTTCACACCACGCAAAAGCGCGGCTGGACGCCAGAAGAGTTGGCCGCGCGCGCTGCCGACAAGATCATCTATGTGGGTGATCAGTCGCACCCAGCGGTGCAGGCTCAGGCAAGAGCTTTTAAAGAAAGCGTCAAGCAAGTTGTGGCGTTTTATCTGAAAGAGGCGGTTGAACAGGACCGAGCAACTATTGCCCTGCGCTTGCGCGAGGCAGGTCACCCCGACTTGGTTTATTTGTTAGGAGATTAAAAATGGCATTTTCAGGCAACTTTATGTGTACCAGCTTCAAAGTGGAGCTGATGCGGGCCGTGCATAACTTCACGACCAGCACTGGCAATACCTTCAAGCTGGCTTTGTACGACAACAGTGCATCGTTCACTGCCGCAACGACCGTCTACACGGCCACCAATGAGGTGGCTGCTTCGGGTTCGTATGTAGCGGGTGGCGGCGCATTGACCAATGTCACGCCCACGTCCACGGGGACCACTGCGTTCACGGACTTTGCTGACTTGTCGTTTACCAGTGCGACGATTACGGCGTTTGGTGCCTTGATTTACAACGACACAGCTACCGGCGATCCGACGGTTTGCGTTTTGGACTTTGGCGGTGCAAAGACATCTACCAACGGCACGTTCACCATTGTTTTTCCAACTGCTGACTCAACCAGTGCCATTATTCGCATTGCTTGATGAGGGGAACGTGTGGCTGATGTTGTTGTTGCCTTCCAAGGCTGGAATGCATCTGGCGTAGGCTGGGGGGACGATCCCTGGGGCGAGAGCCTTGCTGATCTTCCCACGGGAACGGGCGCGGTCGGGAGTGTTACAGGCCAGGGCGATATCAATGTTCTAGTGACGGGGTTGTTGGCAACTGCCTTTCTTGGTGCAGTCGTAGTTGGGGCAGACGCAAATGTTAGTGTCACAGGAGTGTCTGCCACGGGGCAGCTTGGGACCGTTTCAGTTACAAATGGGATTAGCATCAATGTAACTGGTTTGCAAGCCACAGGGGCCGTGGGCACTGTGACGGTAAGCCTGGTTACGAATGTGCTTGTGACGGGAGTGTCGGCGCAGGGACAAATAGGAAATGTGCTTTTTTGGAGCGTGGTTGATGACAATCAGACCCCAAACTGGCAAAATGTAAATGATGGAAATACAGTGACTTGGGTTCAAGTCCTAACGTAGGGGCAAAAAATGGCATCAACATACTCAGCATTAAAAATAGAGTTGCTTGGAACAGGGGAAAATTCAGGCACATGGGGCACGTTAACCAATACTAATTTGGGTGATGCGGTTTTGGGGGAGGCTATTACGGGTTCAGCTACCGTAGCTTTTTCGTCTGCCGCAGATGTAACCCTTACCTTAACGGATACCCAGGCCTCTCAATCAGCCAGAAATTTGCGTTTGAACATTACGGAAAGTGGTGCGGGTGTCGGCTACGTAGGTAATTTAATACTGGGCTCTGGTTGCCAGATTGAAAAGTTCTATTTGGTTAGAAACAATGGTACAGGTGTAAAGACAGTTAAGAACACCACCGGCACAGGTGTGGCGGTTGCGGCGGGTAAGGCCACATTGGTTTACAACGACGGCACAAACGTCGTAGATGTTCTGAACTCTTTCAGCAGTGCTATTTTAGGGGCAGAAAATGCGGGCAGTATTATCCCGTTTTACTTTGCCAATCAAGCGGCGTTCCCGTCTGCTTCAACTTATCACGGTGCTATTGCTCACAGTCATGCAGACGGGGCAATGTACTTTGCTCACAGCAGTGCGTGGGTCCGGATGCTGGATAGTGGCGGGCCACTAGGTACGCCTTCTAGTGGTACAGCTACAAACTTGACCGGTCTTCCTTTGTCGACGGGCGTGACAGGCACGCTGGGAGCGGCAAACGGTGGTACAGGGGTTGCAAACAATGCGGCAATGACTGTCACGGGTTCTGGCAACTTTGCTTACACCCGGACCCTGACGGGGACAACAAACGTCACATTGCCTACAACGGGAACTTTGGCAACCCTGGCGGGGACTGAGACTCTTACGAACAAGACCTTAACAAGCCCCGTCCTGACCACGCCTGCGCTTGGCACTCCCGCTTCTGGCGTGATGACCAATGTGACGGGCTTGCCTTTGACGACGGGCGTGACCGGAACTCTTCCCATTGCTAACGGCGGGACGGGTACAACTTCAACGACGTTTACTAACCTAACTACAAACGTAACGGGAACTCTTCCTATTGCTAACGGCGGTACGGGTACAACTTCGACGACGTTTGCTAATCTAACCACAAACGTAACGGGAACTCTCCCAGTTGCCAACGGCGGTTCTGGCGCAGTCACCTTGACGGGTGTTTTAAAGGGCAATGGAACTGGTGCGTTTACTGCGGCAACCGCAGGAACTGACTACGTAGCCCCCGGTACAGCAACCACTTTTACTGCACTTCAGACCTTTAATGGCACTTCGTCAAATGCAAGCCATAAAGCAACGAACATGCTTGAAGTGGCGACTGTCTCTGCAATTGCCGCAACGGGAACAATCAACTTTGACACAACAACCCAGTCAGTCCTGTACTACACGACCAGTGCTACGGGCAACTTTACTGTGAACTTCAGAGGTTCAAGCGGCACGACCTTGAACACTGTGATGCAGACTGGTGAATCTATCTCTGCTACCTTCTTGGTGACAACTGGCGCTACGGCCTACTACAACTCTGTTGTCCAAGTCGATGGCTCGACTGTCACTCCTAAGTGGCAGGGTGGAACAGCGCCGACAAGCGGAAATGCAAGCTCAATCGACAGCTACACCTATGTGATTATCAAGACAGGCAGCGCTGCATTTACTGTGCTGGCCTCTGTAACCAAGTTCGCATAAGGACACGCAGATGCCCCGTCTATCAAAAATTGGAGCCGCCGCTCTTGCCGCCTTTGGGTGGACAGGACTGCAATCGGTTACTGTCAGCTACTTAGTTGTTGCTGGTGGAGGTGGTGGTGGGTCTGATGCTGGCGGCGGCGGCGGTGCTGGTGGTTTTAGAACAGGAACATTATCCTTAAACCCAACGCTTTCTTTTGCGGTTACTGTAGGCGCTGGCGGTGCTATAAATACTCCTTCTAATCGAGGAAGTGTTGGTGGTGATTCTGTATTTAGTACCATTACCTCTAATGGCGGTGGCGGTGGCGGCGGTGATGCACAAAGGGCTGGTGGCGCAAACGGAAATGCTTCTGGCGGCGGCGGTCAAGGAAACTCTGGCGGTACGGGCGCGGCTGGCGGTACTTATGGTAATGCTGGTGGTAATGGTTATGGCGGCAATCCATATACAGGCGGTGGCGGTGGCGGAGCATCTGCCGCAGGAGCAAATTCAGTTGTAGGTTCTGGCGGTAACGGTGGAAATGGAATTGCGTCTTCTATTTCAGGTGCATCAGTTACATATGGTGGTGGTGGTGGCGGTAGTTCTGGAGATACTGGAACTGGTGGTTCTGGTGGTTCTGGTGGAGGCGGCGGTGGCGCTCCCTCATTAAGCGCAGGTACAGCCAATACTGGGGGTGGGGGTGGCGGTGGGGATGGTTCTACTGGCGCTGGTGCGGCTGGCGGCTCAGGTATCGTCATCATCTCCTATGTTGGCGCACAACAATTTTCTGGTGGTGTTGTCACTTCGTCTGGTGGTAGCACCATTCACACATTCACGACTTCTGGCACTCTTGGCCCAATCACAACGCTGTCTGCGTCTTACCTGATTGTTGCTGGTGGCGGTGGCGGCGGATTAAACTTAGGTGCTGGCGGCGGTGCTGGTGGCCTGCTGTCAGGCTCTGGTTTAACAATTGACCCCAACTCAACTTACGTTGTAACTGTGGGTTCTGGCGGCAGTAGTAACACAAGCGGTGGTAATTCTTTATTTAGTGCTTTTTCTACTACTGCCGTTGGCGGCGGTGCTGGCGCACCAATTAGCGTTACTGGAACATCTGGCGGTTCTGGCGGTGGCGGTGGCGGTCAAACTTCATCTCCCGGTGGAAGTGGAACATCTGGGCAAGGCAATGCTGGCGGCTCTGGGGGTTCTGGAACGAGTACAAATTACGCATCTGGCGGTGGTGGTGGCGCAGGTGCTGTTGGTGGAAATGCCAATAATACTGGCGTAAGTGGTGCTGGCGGTGCTGGTTCAGCATCTTCAATTTCAGGCACATCGACCACCTATGCAGGTGGTGGTGGCGGTTCAGTTAATGCAGGTTCTGGAAATGGCGCTGGCGGCTCTGGTGGTGGCGGTGCGGGTGGTACTGCGGCTACTAGCGGAACAAACGGAACTGCCAATTTAGGCGGCGGTGGTGGCGGCGGTGGAAACACCAGCACCAACCCATCAGCCGTTGGTGGCTCTGGCGGCTCTGGCGTAGTCATCATCTCTTACGCTGGTGCAACCCAACTCATGGCTGGTGGCACTGTGACTATCTCTGGTGGCAATGTCATCCACACATTCACATCGACAGGCTTCCTTGCACCAATCGAATTGGTGAGCAACTCTTTGCGTTTCCGGGCAAGTGCGTCTGCTTATTTGAACCGGACATTTGGAACAGCAACTAATTCATATAAATGGACTTGGAGTGCTTGGGTCAAGCGTGGAACTTTAGGTGTTGACGCTTGTTTGTTTTCTGGTGGAACAACTGCTGGAGATGCCAATACATTTAACATTCGTTTTAGTTCTCCAACAGATGTAATTACTATGTCGTCTGATGGGACGAACTGGAGAATTACATCACAGGTGTTTCGTGACCCTGCGGCTTGGTATCATTTAGTTTTGGCAGTTGATACAACACAAGCAACAGCCGCTAACAGAATTTTATTCTATATAAATGGCGTACAGGTTACTTCATTTTCTGCAAGTACTAACCCAACACAAAGCACAACAATAGGTGTTAATACTGCTTCTAGCCATTATCTTGCAAACAGGACATATCCATCCGATTTATATCTCGACGGCTACCTAACCGAAGTCAACTTTATTGACGGTCAGCAACTAACCCCGTCCAGCTTTGGAACAATTGACAGCTACGGTGTATGGCAACCCATCACCTACGGTGGCTCATACGGCACGAACGGCTTCTATCTGCCGTTCACCAATACGACAAGCACCACAACGCTTGGGTACGACTTCAGCCCACAGGGGAACAACTGGACGACCAACAACATCTCTCTGGCAACCTCTGCCATTTCTACATTTACAGCGGTCACATCAACCATTTGGGTTGCTCCTGCTGGCGTTACATCAGTTAGTTACTTAGTGGTTGCTGGCGGTGGTGGGGGTGGTTCAACGGTCGGTGGTGGTGGCGGCGGTGGTGGTATGCGTACAGGCACATTGGCAGTTACGCCTACTGTTTCTTACACAGTGACTGTTGGCGGCGGCGGCGCAGTAGATAGCGCAGGAAATGATTCTGTTTTTAGTTCTATTACTTCTACTAAAGGTGGTGTAGGCGGTCCATTTACTGGTGCTGGCGGCGCTGGTGGCTCTGGTGGCGGTTCTGGTGGTCGTGGACCAAACGCTGGCGGTACTGCTACATCAGGTCAAGGAAATAACGGTGGTGCGTCTACTGGTTCTGGTCAAATGGGCGGTGCAGGCGGCGGTGGTGCGGGTGCAGTGGGTTCAATCTCAGGCTCATCAGGTTCTGGTCTTAACGGTGCGGCGGGTGGTTCTGGTTCGGCATCTTCTATAAGCGGCTCGTCCGTCACCTATGCGGGTGGCGGTGGTGGTGGTCCCGATGTTTCGGGAACATTAGGGGGTGCTGGTGGCTCTGGTGGTGGAGGCGCAGGCGCTTCTTCTTCTGCTGGCGCTACGGCAGGAACTGCAAATCTAGGCGGTGGTGGCGGTGGTGCTGGTTGCGGCACACAACCAGGAGCCGCTGGTGGTTCAGGTATTGTTATCTTGTCTTACACACAAGCATCAACATCTACTTATGACAGCATGACCGATGTGCCTACGCTGACAAGTGCTACTGTGGCTAATTATTGTGTATTAAATTCTGCTTCTATTGGTGCAGATGCAACGCTTTCTGCTGGAAATCTTCAAATTGATTACGGCAGTTCAGGCACTCGCAATGCCACAATGGGTACATTTGGAATGTCCACTGGAAAATGGTATTGGGAATGCACTATTCTTTCTGCTGGCTCACCAGCTATAGGAATTACAAACGACCCGTCTGCAAGCAGTGTTTCAAATTATCCAGGGTTTTCCGCAAACGGATGGGGCTATGTTAATGATGGAGATAAATATAACAATGGCTCTGGAACAGCATATGGGGCAACTTACACTACCAACGACATTATTGGTGTAGCTTTTGATGCTGACGCTGGTTCTATTACTTTTTATAAAAATAATGTAAGTCAAGGTGTAGCGTTTTCAAGTTTAGCGGCTAACACTTATTTCCCAGCATTTGGTGATGGAGCTGGGGTAGGAACATGGTCTGGCGCAGTTAACTTTGGTCAAAGACCATTCATCTACACAGCCCCAGCTAATTACCTAGCACTAAACACATTTAACTTAACCACTCCTACGATTGGTGCTACTGCGGCTACAACAGCTAATAAGTATATGGATGTAACGCTATATACAGGCACAGGAGCAACACAAACTATTACCAATTCAGGTTCAATGCAACCAGACTTTATTTGGTTTAAATCAAGAGCATTAACTTATAGTCATGTTTTATTTGACTCTGTTAGGGGAGTAACTAAAGGTTTGGATTCAGCTACTACAGCAGCAGAGTTAACCTCATCAGCAGGTAACGATTTATCTGCATTTACTTCAACAGGATTTACAGTTGGACCAATACAAAATTGGAATTCACCAAATAACTCAAGTTCTAACCCAGTAGCTTGGCAATGGCGAGCATCTAACACAACACCCGTATCTAACACAGATGGAAATAGAACATCTACAGTAAGTGTTAATACAACGGCTGGATTTAGTATTGTTACTTATACATTTACAACATCAGGAACTAATACTGTCGGTCACGGATTAGGTGTTGCACCAGCCATGATTATTATGAAAGACCGAACAACTGCTTATAACTGGGATGTTTATCATCAATCGGTTGGATATACACAAAGACTTCTTTTAAACGACACTTCTGCCGCAACAAGTGGATATTGGTCTGCCGCACCTACAAGTTCTGTATTTTCTGTTACAACTGCGGCATACTCAAATAACGACAATGTGGTTGCATATTGCTTTGCACAAATCGCTGGATACTCTGCATTTGGCTCATACACAGGTAATGGTTCTAGTGATGGTCCGTTTGTTTATACGAACTTCCGTCCTAGGTGGATTATGATTAAGCGAACCGATAGCACTCAAAATTGGATTATTGTTGACACATCAAGGGACACCTACAACATTGCCAATAAGCGTTTGTTTGCCAACTTGAGCGATGCTGAAGATACAGGGATTACAAATTACTTGGATATTCTTTCTAACGGGTTCAAGTGCCGTGATTCTAATGTTTCATACAATGCTTCTGGTGGAACCTACATATATATGGCATTTGCCGAAAACCCATTCAAGTACGCTAACGCACGATAGGAAATATTATGTCATTTACTAGACAAGACGAAATCAGACCAGATGACCGCTACTACTGGGTAACGGCAAATCCAGACGGTTCATTTACTGGTACGCCAAAAGAACTTGAAGACCGTGAAGAAGTCGACCAAGACGGCAACCCAATGTATGTAAAGGTTTTAGGTGAGGTTGACGGTAAACCAGCAATGGTAGACTCTGCCGAGCGTTTAGTCACCAAAGGCTTAAAGTCAAACCATATTGCACAAGTTAAACACAACACCAACATGACCCTAGCTCAGACCGATTGGTATGTAATCCGTAAAGCCGAGCGTAATATAGCCATCCCTGCGGAAGTAGCGACTTATCGTGCATCGGTTATTGCATGGGCTACGGCAACAGAGGCGTCTATTACAGCAGTAACCACAGTCGAACAACTTAAAGCAATTAACTTAGGAGTATCTATCTAATGGCACACTTTGCAAAAATAGAAAATGGCGTTGTAGTCCAAGTAGTAGTAGCCGAAGAAGCGTTTATCTCTACTGGCGCTTTAGGTGATCCAGCAGCTTGGGTTCAGACCTCATACAACACCCGTGGTGGACTTCATTACAATCAAGACGGAACCCCAAGTGGTCGTGAGCCACTGCATAAGAACTATGCTGGTATCGGTTACACATGGGACGGCACAGGATTTGCTGCTCCACAACCATTTCCAAGTTGGACAATGAACCAGACGTCTTATTTATGGGAATCTCCAGTACCGTATCCAACAGACGATAAGCGTTATTCATGGGACGAAGCAACCCTAGCGTGGGTTGAAATGGTATGAGAACTACCGTAGAAGCTAGAACACTAGATAGCGGGTTAATTGAGCCACATCACGAAATAGAAGTGGTGTGTTCGGCGTGTGGTTACGACTTAGATGAAGCCGAGCTACAAGCCGATGTCTGCTCAGACTGTAATGCGCCTTTAAACCTTAGACAGCACATCTCGATTCACGCAACGTCTGTTCCTGCCGCTGGCGGAGAGGTATTTTAAATTGAATCATGCCAGATCCTTTTGGAATTATAGATGGCACGAAACAGGTCACAAAGACTCTTAATGAGTCGGTAAAGGCATCAGAAGAACTTAGTAAGGCAATTGACGGTGTACTAGCAGTAGCAGACAAAGCAGCAAAAGAAAGGGCAGCATCAAGGAAGAATTCAAGGGTTGTTAACGCTGATACCACAACAATTATTGAGGCAGTAGATGAGTTTCAAAGGCTGATGTTAGCCAAGCAGTCCGAAGAAAAGATTAAACACGAAATAACCAAGAAGTATGGCGAAAAAGCGTGGGAAGAAATACAGGGCATTAAGGCTAATAGATATTCCACTTTCACCGCCTGCTGAAAAGTAAAATGGTACTGCTGTTGGTAATGTAGCCGCTTCATTTGTTCCTGCGGCTGGGTCTCCACTAGCTTGGAAAGTGCCGTTTTTAGAAAACCATACTTTTCCTGTATCAGCATCAAACGCTACACCGATTACATTACCAGTTGTATAGGTGTCACCCCATGAATTAGTAGTAGTTCCACCTGTAAGTCTTGCACCATTTGAACGATAAGCAACACCAGCAGAAGTATCACCTAAAGCATATTCTGAACTTGCACTAATTGATGGTGGGTTATTTGTAGCCATTACACCTAATTTAGTAACAGAACTACCTACCGCAGTTACAGTCATTTCAGCATAAAACTTACCGTTAGTTACACCAATAGTAGTAACTGCACCACCTTGACCGCCACCTGACCTCGTCATTAACAAATTAGCATTGGTCATGCTTGCTTGGTATGTCGTATTTGGGAAAAGTACCAAAGGACTCCAAGTAGCAAAGTTACTAGCAGTAGCACTTGTCAGCGTTGGGACATCGGTCATTACATCTAAAGTAGAGCCAGACAACACGCTAATGTTGTTGTTAGTCCAGTTGTTACCCTGTGGGCTATAGTCTTTTGATTGACCTGCTAACATGGTAAACGGATATGTTTGAGTAGTTGTTACAGAACCAGTATTGGTAAATGTCAACGCATTTGTAGAATTATCAACAATAGTAGCGTTTTGCAGAGTTAACAGTTTTGTATTTGTAACAGCAGTTAATGGCGTTGTAGACGGCACAAAGTTTGTAGTATATAAACAAGTACCAATAATTACCCGAACATTTGATATATACCCATTGGTGTAATTACTAGTTTGTGCTTTGCCTATACCAAATGAATTTGCACTTTGATAAATGCTTGCGGAGCTAGTAAATGTTGATCCTTGTACACCATTTAAGAAAGTGTAAAAAGTGCTTCCGCTTCTTGTAATAGCAACATGATACCATTTACCAGTAGTAACAGCACCTATAGTTTGCGTAAGTGATATACCCCAAGTAGTTCCATTGCTGGAGATATATAAAACAAGTATATCGCCAGTATCATAGTAACCAAATAGTGGGTCAAAACTAGTTGCACCATCCCCAGCAGTTACTGGAATTTGCCCTACAGTATTGGCATTAAAATACACCCAATATTCAACGGTAAAATCATTTGTACCAAGTGCAAGACTAGCGCTTGTAGAAGTAAGTAGCCTTTGTGAGCTACCATTAAATGATGCTGCGTATGTAGACGAGCCTGTAAACGGCAAATAGAATCCATTAGTACCGTAGCTACCACCGTAGCGGATAGGTTGCCAGACACCGAGTCCGTTAGATGTACCGAATGAGAATGGGGTAAGGGCTAGACCATCAATGAAATTTACTTCTGTTAGGTAGCCGTCAATGTAATAGTCAGAAGCGCCTGCGTTTTTTCCAATGGTATGCAAAACAGCCGCATTGACATTTCCATCCACATTTGCAGATGGATTTGTGTTTGTTGAAAATGAAGTTATCTCAGTTCCGTTTACATATAGTCTTACACTAGAGTTAGGGGTGTCGTAAGAAACAACAAGATGATACCAAGCGGCTGGGTCACGGAATACTTGAGTGGTTTCTTTGTAACCGCCTGTAGTAGGGGAATAAAATATTAAAGTATCTGTTGAAGTAAAATACATTCCCCCAAAAGATGTTCCTGTATTTACATTACCAACACCAAACAAAACTTGAATTGCTCCTAACTGACCTCTTTTAATCCAAGAACTCCATGTCCATGTTCTACGATTACCAGCAGTAGGAGGTGTTCTGTCTAAGTAAGCAGTAGCACTTGAACGAAAACGCAATGAGTTGGTTGTCAATACGATTGGGGTTAAGAATCCGCTTGATGTGAATGTGTGGATTACATTACCGCCAGCTACAGTAACTGTACCGCCAGCCATTTTTTGGACAGAACCTGAATAGGAGATGATAACTACACCGCTACCGCCATTACCACCATTATTATTCCAACCTCCACCTCCACCACCGCCAAGATTGGCAGTTCCAGCAGTACCTACTGTAGTTGAACCTGCTCCACCGCCACCAGCACCGCCAGTACCACCAGCTCCAGACGCACCACCACCGCCACCACCAGCTAAATAATATATTCCACCACTTAATTCACCAGTAGTCGAACCAGTAATTGGATTGGCTGAACCAGCACCGCCATTACCGCCTGTTGTGCTAGCAATACTTTGACCCACAGCGCTTGCGCCACCACCGCCACCACCACCAGAACCGCTTCCTGTACCACCGTTATTACCTTGAGATGGAGATGTTGATGGAGTATTACCAGAACCAGCCGTTTGTGTACCAGCTTGACCACCAATGCCCCCTCCAGAGCCACCAGAGCCAGCAGAAACTGCCGACACATTGTATCTTCCGTATCCACCACCAGCAGATGTAATGGCGTTAAACACAGAATCAGAACCATTATTTCCAACTCCTGATACTGCTTGTGCGCCACCAGCACCAACGGTTACAAGGTAGATTGAGTTTGTATCAATTGTTATTCCAGAACCAGTACGATACCCACCAGCACCACCGCCACCAGCCCATGATGCACCACCGCCACCAGCTACGACCAATGAACTTGCTGTCAATGAATTTAATGGGCTTAATGTGCCAGATGTAGTAAATGTGTGAATTGTGTTGCCACCGCTTGAGGTAACGACACCACCACCAAATTGTTGTGCGCCTACATAGGAGATGATGACGATTCCTGAACCACCCTTACCGCCATCTCTTGTTCCATTTTGACCACCACCACCACCACCACCGCCTTTATTAGCAGTGCCATCTAATCCAACAGTTGATGAAGAACCTCCACCGCCATCTGTAGCAGTTCCACCAGTTGCTAATACATTTGAATAACCACCAGCGCCACCGCCAGCACGACCAGTTGAAGTTCCATCTATTGATGATGAAACACCAGCACCGCCATTTCCAATAGTTCCTGACGAGCCAGCGCCACCTACTGCACCAGCGCCACCGCCTCCTCCTGGTCTATCTCCAGCCGAAGAAGAACCGCCAGCAAAACCTTGATTTGCAGTTCCAGTTCCACCAGTAGTGTTACCACCAGCACCGCCACCTGAACCGCCATTGTTTGCTGGATTACCAGTATTGCTACCGCCACCTCCACCACCTGTTGATGTTATTGTGCTAAATACTGAATTTGTGCCATTAGTGCCATTACCAGTATTGTCTACTGCTCCAGCGCCACCACCGCCTACTGTTACTGTGTAGCTCTGTGTTGGAACTAAAGATAACTTTCCTTCAGCAGACGCTCCTCCACCAGAAAATTCTCCAGTAACAGAACATCTATAACCACCAGCACCTCCACCACCAGCGACATCATTACCGCCACCAGCGCCACCAGCAATTACAAGGAAGTCAGCAGTAACGGCAGAACCGCTAGTCCAACCAAAGGCTGCTAGGGCTGCTGCACCAACTTTAGATAAACGTGGCATCTATAAGACCTTAAGCAAATTTGGTTTGAGCTGCGAGTACTGTGAATGTTGCTATTGCTGTTTTAATAATTACATAGGTGTATGAGTCAACTGAATTAATATTACCACTAGTAGGTGCTGTACCGCCTTGCCATTTAGGTGTTACAGAGTTCCCATCAATGGTTACGGCAGAGTTGTGATAAGCCGTTGCACCTTGAGTAACCAAGAAAGTAACAGACATAGACTCGCCCACAGACATTATACTATCTAAGGAGGTTGGTGTAGAAGAGCCACGGAAGTTAACTGTAAAGTTACCTGTTGCAGCGGTTGTGTAATATAAAACAGACTGAGTCGTAATGTCGTAGTTAATCGGCGGTGATGCTGGTGCTGCTGTAGCTGAGATAGTTGCAGTCTCAAGCATATTTGAGGTCTTTAAGTCAGCATTTGCTGATGTACCAGCAAAGGTCTGTAAAGCGGTAAATGTCGTTGCTGTTCCAGGTGCTACGTAGT